GATTTAGTACAATTGTTAGCATCCCTTTAGATCCCGCTGCGGCAGCAGGGGCTTATGCTAAAGACCTCCAACGAAGATTATCAGAAAAAGGGTTCATTGTAAGACTCTCGAAACCGGTAAAATCTAAAGTAACAAGATTTGCACCATTCTCTGCTGTTGCGCAGGGTGGTTTTGTACAGGTTGTCGAGGGAGATTGGAATAAAGAATTCTTTGATGAACTAGAAATTTTCGATGGAGATAGGTATAAGAAAGACGACCAAGCGGATGTGTGTTCTGATGCTTTCTTACTTCTAAACAAAGACCTTGTCATCCCTCATATGAACCTACAGGATCTCTCAGCCAGTAACCCTTTTAATTTCTCAAATCTGGGGAACTCAGGACTGATGGCACCAGCCATCCCAGAAACTCTACCAGCATTTAATTTCGGATAAGGATATCATGGATTCAACAAATTCAATCCCTCTTTCAGACAAACCTGAAAGATTTAAGTTAGCTGAAATTGGGTATATCGGTTCTAATATGTTTGATGGAGTCTCGAAAGACGAGCTTAAATCAGAATTGAACTTCCCAACATCAATTAAGACATATAAGCAGATGTCCTATCACGGGACAATTAACGCAGCGTTAACCCTATATGAAGCCCTGATCTGTAAGGCTGATTGGGTAGTTCGTCCACCAGAGAATGCAACTGAAGAAGAGAAAAATCAGACAGCCTTCATCAAAGAATGCATGTCTGATATGGACCATACTTGGACAGAATTTGTCAAAGATGCTCTTTCTATGAATATCTTTGGATTTTCTGTACATGAGAAAGTTTATAGAAAAAGGCTCTTAAGTAATGGTAGTAAATTCAATGATGGCAAAATTGGATGGAAAAGGCTCCCTATTAGAACTCAGGAGAGTGTAAGAAAGTTTATTTTCTCTGAAGATGGGAATGACCTCCTTGCAGTTAAACAAAATATTGCAGCGTTATCTGACCCTTACGGCAGATATGCTTCAAGAAGCTCTGAAGTTACTCTACCAATCTCAAAAGTTCTACTATTTAGGACAGGCCGACATCGAGGAGATCCTTATGGTAAAAGCCCTCTAAGAGATGCTTATCTTGCCTGGAGATACCTAGTAGCCTTGGAAGAGATCGAGTCTAACGGGGTTGCAAAAGACCTTGTTGGGATGCCTATTCTATATATACCTCCTCAGTACCTTTCTTCAGAAGCAACACCTGAGCAAAAAGTTATTAGATCATATTATGAAAGAGCCATGGCAAATCTGCAGATGAATCAGCAATCTGCAATGATTCTTCCTAATGCTTTTGATCCTGATACAAAACAACCATTGTTCAAGTTAGATCTTCTTTCAGTAAATGGTAAAAAGGGTTTTGATACTACGCTTGTTAAAGAATACTATAAAAACTTAATCTTGACATCATTATTTGCAGATATCCTTGTTATGGGTCAATCCAGCACAGGATCTTTTGCTCTTGGTCAAGTGAAGAATAGTTTGACAGGTACAGCCGTTGAAGCACTTGTTAGAATTATTAAAGACGTTGTAAATAAAGATCTTGTCCGTCAAACTTATGAACTAAATGGGTGGGATACTTCAAGAGTTTGCACTATTGACTATGACAACATGGATAGTATTGATGCTGAAACATTTAGTAAGGCTATTCAACGGATTGCTTCAGTGGGCTTCCTGACTCAAGATATTTCTGTAATCAATAAAATTCGTCAGATCATCGGAGTGGATGTTTTACCAGAAGACGCAGACTTTAAGAGTCTCCTAACTGACAATACATCAAAAGCATCTGCAGGGATGTCTAAAGGATCAGGAAACGGAACATCTGATTCTGTAGCAGGTTCAGATACCTCTGTCTCCAACGCAGACAACTCTGCTTAAAGGATCTCGACAGAATGGAACTTAAGGAATTCAGCTAGGGTCTTTTGGTTTTTCTGAGTTCCTGCTAAGCGCTTCAAAGCTTTAGCCCTCCCGTCCATATTCACAATACTCAGTATATCAGTTTTAACCTCTGGGTTATTAAAAATATAGAGCTTAATCTGAAATTGCTGGTTCATTGCATCAAGGGTCTTTATAACCTCTGCAAATGCATCATAGAAATGAAAAGATGCTAAATTGTTTAATACTAAGCGATCATTATCCCAAAAACGGATATGGAGACTGTAGTAAGTAAGATCAAGAAAAGTACAGACTTTTGTAAGAACGACTTCAACCTCTTTAAGATTTTTCATAAGACTCCTTTGTAAAAGAGGGAGTCTACCAAAACATTACTTGTTTGTCAATAGGAAAATATGCCACAAATCACAGAAATTAAGACAGGTCTAAATGGCCTTATTACAACAGAGTATTCAGATGGGAGTGTTAAAACAGAGTACACTCTTAAAGCTGATGCAGTCAGCGGCGCTATCACTGACCCCACCTCCCTTGTTGCAATTAGGGCCGCCTCTTTGGTAGAGGTTGGATCATTTGCCCTTGTCGGGGATAGTCGTAACGACCAACAAAGTAGCTCAGGCGGGAAGAATCGCCCCGCGCTTAATTGGTACAACCGTTGGAATGCTATGGCAGCACAGCCAGCTAAAATGATTGGTAAGTTTGCAATGTCGGGCACACAAACCAGTGCACTCGCCGGTCAAGTTGCGTTGATTCTTGAACTGCCCTACCGCCCGCAGTTCACCGTGATTCTGAGCGGAGTGAACAACTACGGCACCACTACCGCAGCTACCGCCGCCGCCGACATCTCTGCAGCATGCCAAATGTTGTTGGCAGCAGGCATCACGCCTATCGTGTTCAATGAGACGGGGGCAACTGCATTTACTGGTGCGCCAGCTATCGCCTGGCTGTTTGAGCTTCGTGACCGCCTGTCGTCCATGGCCTACGATGACCGCCGTATCTGGTTGTTTGACCCCGCACAGACACTGTGGGACTCGACCGGCGCGGCATGGACGACGACGCCTGCGCCAGTGTTCAAAGCCGGGTATCTTGGCGACGGCACTCACACAACCAACCTGGGTGCCTATCAACTTGCTTTGGCTTTCAACACATGGGTTGGTTCCCGAATCCCTGCGTTCGACCTGCGCTGTGCAGCCATCGGCGAAGCGGTCAACGCCAACAACCCCCTGTCTCTGATCGCCAACGGGTTGTTCACGACCACAACTGGGGGGGCAACGGCTGGCGCTGGCGTGATCGCATCTGGAACCGTCCCTGCAAGCTGGACGTACAACCGTGGGACTCGCGCCGATACCTCGACCTCGATCACGTATGTCGCAGGCGCCTACGGCAACGATCTGACGCTGGCGGTGACGACGACAGGTGCAGACACGGTCAAACTCATTCAAGACCTACCAGGTGGTATCCGTGGTGCGCTGGCTGTCGGCAACGTACTGCAATGCGGCTATGAGGTCGAGGCAAGCGCAGGAACGAACTTGCAGGGCATCCAGGCAGTTCACGAGTATAACGACGGTACGACGACATCGACCTACTACGACTTGTACGCGGGTGCCCAAGCTGCCAACCCACCAGGCAACGGCCCACAGGCATTTGGTCCGGATGTGCTGCAACCGCCCGTTATCGTGCTGCCCTCCCTCCCGACAGGCTGGTGTACGACTCGCCTTGAGGCTGTCTTTTCAGGGGCTGGGGGCGCCACGATCAAGGTGCGCCGCGCACGCTTCAAGAAGCGCCCAACATGACCAGATACACCTTTGTCAGTGTCGCCACCCGTCTAGTCGATTCGCCAACCTGACTGGGGACAGGGCGATAATAATAATAATCTCTTGATTATTATCTAACTTAGTGGTATAATTACATTAATCGTTTATTAAAGGAGCTGATTTTGACAACAACTTCAAATCAGCTTCAAAATACAAAAATCGCTAAATCAGTTAATTTAGACAAAAGACTTGCTACTTTTGTAGTATTAGAGCCTCAAGAATCTGATGGTATGACCACAGACCAACACGGAGACTGGTACTCTGAAGAAGAAGTTGAAAAGGCCTGCCATAATTTTAACACTTATTGCAGAAAAGCTAATCTATTGCATCTTGCAGATACAGAGGCTTTTACTTTTGTCGAATCTTATATCTCTAAGGTTGATATGACCTTAGGAGGTACCTATGTGAAAAAGGGTACTTGGTTAGCAACTTGTTATTTTGAAGATGAAGAACTATGGCAAGGTGTAAAAGATGGGACCTTTGATGGACTATCTATTCAATGCGTTGCTGCCGCCGAAAATTTAGAGGGTAAAGAATGACAGAAAAACTAAAAGCAATTCGAAAGCTTTCTAATATTGACTTCAGTAAAGAAGGTGCAGCAATTAGCCTTGTAGGTCCAATTGTTGGTGGTGCAGCTAACGGAAAGAAAACTCTAATTATGAAATCCCTCTCTCAAACTGCCATCCAAAAGATGCAACAAATCCAAGTAACAATGGAGGTTCCAGATTTTCTACAAAAGTTCTTCGGACTTTGGTATGAAGATGCCCAAGTCCTAGCTGCACTGCTAGGATATGTCGAGCCCACAGAAGACCCAAAAGAGGTTGATCCAGAAGATAGTTATTGGAAAACTTATGTGGAAGAAAAGCTTGCAGCTTTTACTGTACTGAAGTCTCTAAAGGATTCAGGTAATATCTCAAAGGCTCTTGTAGCCCTCTCAGAAGAAGATTATCTCAAAGTATTTGAGACTCAATCACAAATTGAACCTCTTTTCAGTCAAGTAGAGGTAGTTAAACAAAAACTTATCAAGGAAAATAAGATGCCTCAAACAATTGAGACTGTAGAGAAGGGACTATTTGAAAGTGTACAAAAGCAACTTTCAGATACTCAAACTCTCCTAGAAAAGGCTAATTCTATCATCGCCGCTGCAGAAGAAGCGAAGAAAGAACTTATCCAAAAGTCACGTCTAGACAAGGTAACTGCTGTAGTGGCAAGTACTGAACTAAGCTCTGTACTATTTAAAGCCCTAGGCCTAGTAGAAAAAGATGAAGATTTTGAAGCTGTTGTAAAAGCCCTAGGAGACCTAGTCGCCGCATCAAATGCTTCAGAAGTGTTTAAAGAAACAGGAGCCTCTGGTGAAGTAGAGGAAACTGTAGAAGAATCTGCCGTTGCAAAGGCTGTTAAAGCCCAGCTAGCAGCCAACAAGTAATAGGAGATAAAACATGCCTCTAATCGCAACAGATACCCTGCGCTTTTCAAATACCGTTAAGCACGAATATTCACCTTCAGTAGCTTTTTGCCGTGAGCAAGTAACTGCAAACGAAGCTTCTGCAAAGACTTATGCCATTGGTGCTGTACTTGGAAAAGTAACTGCAACTGGTAAGTACAAGCTAGTTGACCCTGCAGCAGTGGATGGCTCACAAACTGCAGTAGCTGTAGTTATTGAAGACAAGACTGTCCCCGTAACGACTGATACTAAGGTACTAGCCCTCGTCCGTGGTCCAGTTATTGTTTCAAAAGCCGCTCTAAGCTTTGCTGTAACACCTACTGCACCTCAACTGCTAGTTATTTACGCATCTCTAGCTGCTATCAACATCCTGGCTAATGACGCCGTTTAATAACTAAATATAAGGAATAATTATGCCTATCGTTCGTAGTTATACTCAACCTTTTGAAGTTACCGACCTAACTCCTGAAATTAATCTAATCCCAAACACTTGGGGCCTGATTAATGAACTAGGTATTTTCGGTACTCAATCTGTTGCTCAAAATGCTATTACACTAGAATACTCAAACGGTACTCTAGCTGTTATCCCTGACCAACCTCGTGGCACTCGTAATAGTGTCAACAAGGATGACAACCGTAAGATGTACGCTTTCCAGCTTACTCACCACCCACTTGATGATTACATTAGCCCCCGCGACCTAGCTGGTAAGCGCGCCTATGGTAACACAGATGCTGCTGAAAATGAAGCGGCTGTAGTGGCCCGTAAGCTAAATCGTATGCGTATGAACCATGCGATCACTCTAGAAGCTGCCCGTGCATATACGCTAACAACTGGCCTACAATACTCCCCTAACGGTACTGTGTCAACCAACTTCTATTCTGATTTTGGTATCACTCGTACTGAAGTTGACTTTGTTCTAGGCACAGCTACTACAAATATCACTGACAAGATTGAGGCAGCAATTGCTTCAATTCAAGACACAATGCTTTCAGGCGAAATTGCTGGTGGATTCGTAGCTCTATGCTCACCCGAGTTCTTCGGTAAACTTATCAAGCAAGCTAACGTTGTAGAAGCCTACAAGTACTACTCAAGTACCCAAGAACCTCTACGTCAACGTCTTGGTTCAGGTATCTATCGTCGTTTCCTACACGGTGGTATCGAATTCATTGAGTACCGTGGTGTTTACAACGGTGCCCGTCTAATCCCAGCCGGTGATGCTTACATTCTTCCATCAGGGACAATGGAAAGCTTCCAGACCTACTTTGGTCCTGCTGAGAAGTTTGACACTGTAAATACTCTAGGCGAGCAAACCTATGTATGGTCATACCGTGACGCCAAGAATGAGAAGATTGAACTCGAATCAGAGGCAAACTTCCTAAACATTCTACGTCGCCCACAGACTGTAGTACGCGCTTTCTCAAGCAACTAATAGTTGGGAGCTTTGGCTCCCTTCTTTAAATCTGGGCTTAAATTCTTGAGTCCATATTTAAGGAGATAATATGCCAACTGATATTCAAAAAGTTAGAATGGAAGTTGCAGATATTGATATTCAATTCCCTATCCTGCCTGATGATACTTATACTTACCTATTGAGTAAGAACTATAACAGTATCTCAAAAACAGCAATGGATGCCGCAAGGATTATCCTAATGACGCTTTCTTTGAGGTCAGAAGATACTACTGTAGATATTTTCAGTATCAAGGGGTCAAAAGCTGCAGAATCTTATAGAGAAGCCCTGAAGATCTACCTCAAAGATCCCTACAATAACCCAGTATTGCAAAATGTACAAGGCTGGGTTGGTGGTGTATTTCTTGATCAGATGCAAGAAAATATTGACGATCTTAATACTAAAAAGGTTGAAGTTATCAGTCAAAATTCTGCTGAAGGTTTAGACTCCTTCTTTGGAGTATAAAAATGAACGCAGCTTTAAGAGCATCAATAAAAGCAATCCAAACTCATGGTGTAACAGTAAATTACACTTCAAAAACAAATGGTATTTATGACCCGTCTGTAGGAGATATTAGTATCTCAGAGACAAATTATTCTCTACAGTCATATCCAAAACACCAAATTACAAACCAATATAACTTCCCAGATATGATTGGTAAGACAGTAGTAACTTTTTACTTACCGGGTAGTTTAGCGTTCACCCCAAAAGTTGGGGATTCTATTACATATAGTGGAAGTTCATTTAGAGTATTTTCACTAGACTCTCATATCTACATGTCTGATATTTGCCTATACAGACTTAATTCAGTTTCTGTATAATTATGAAAGTAGGTATTACATCATCCTTATCAGCATCTCTGAAGAATTATAGAGAAGCTCTTGAAGTAAGAATGAAACACGGACTATCAGAGTTCTTCTCAAATTGGACAGAGAATATCCTCGCTATGACCCCTGTCGGTGATGCTGATAAATATATCGGATTCTACCGTAAGAGGTATAAAAAATATGGGTGGAAACCTGAAGAAGGTATGCTTATCGCTAACTGGGATATTGGATTAAATATCTCGGACTATAATATGTCCGGGTTTTATTCAGGACTCCGAGCAGACTACTCTAACGCAAAGCTATCAAATAAGTCTTCAAATCTTTTAGGCTCTACAAAGTTCAAAATTGGTGACAGGATTAATATTTGGAACGCCGTTCCTTATGTGAAAGATATTGCTGTAAGAGGGACAAAAGGTCAAGAAGTCGTTAATCTTGAAGCAGACGCTTTAGATATAGTCCAAGCTTTATTCAAATCTACTTTCAAGGTGTAATATGGAACCTATTATTAATGTAAAAAGAGGTTGTGAAAAAAGAATCTCCTCTGTTGAAACAGTATTACCAATTGCATATGAGGGTATTAATTTCATTCCACCAACTTCAGGAATGTACTTAAAAACACAGTTTGTCAGTTTAGGGGCAGAAGACCCTGTTATTGGCAAAGGCTACTATAGAGAACATATACAATTCCAGGTGTTCATCACTGATAACTCTGGAAAAGGTACAACCCAGGCTCTTATAAAAGCTGGGCAGATAAGAGATTCCTTTTCTAAAGGAACGACAATTGTTGAAGGTGGTATGTCTATGCATATTCTTACAACACCTCAGATCGCAGGCACAATTATTATTGATGGTAAAGTAATTATCCCAGTCTTAATTGATATAACTGCCGAGATTTACGAATAATTTTGAACTAATATTGGAGATTAAATATGCCTATTGCAAAGGGTGTTAGTAAAAAGGTTGCCTATAAAAAGGAATCCGCTTGGGGGACTCTTCCTGGCGCGACAGGTGGCAAATATATCCGTAGAGTAACTTCAGCATTTAACCTAGCTAAAGACACTTACGAATCAAACGAAATCCGCACAGACTACCAAGTTGCTGACATGCGACATGGTGTCCGTAGTGCCGATGGATCAGTTAACGGGGAATTCTCCCCAGGTGCATATACAGATTTTATCCAGTCTGTTGTAGCTAAAGACTTCATTGCAGGTGTTTCAGCAGCATCTCTATCAATTACCATGGCCGCAGGCGCTGGTACTGGTGTGTGGGTTATCACTCGTGCATCAGGCTCTTTCCTAACAGATGGTTTTAATGTCGGCAATATCGTTCGCCTATCAGGTGGAACACTAAATGCTGCAAACTCAGCAAACAATGCTCTAGTGATTGCAGTAACCGCTCTAACCATGACAATCAAGGTTCTATCAGGAACTGCAATGGTTGCCGAAGGAACAGCAGTAACTGGCGTAACTATCGCAGTTATCGGTAAAGAAACCTTCGCCCCTCTATCAGGTCACACAGATGACTCATATACTTTTGAAGAATTCTACTCTGACATTGCTCAGTCAGAAGTCTACACAGGTATGAAGGTTGGTGGGGTAAACCTACAACTACCTTCAACAGGCCTAGTAACTACAGATATTACCCTAAAAGGTAAGAACCTAGAACAAACCGGAACTACTCAGTATTTTACAACTCCGGCAGTTGCAACATCAAATGGTATTTTCGCTGCTGTTAACGGTGCTGTTATCGTAAACGGAACTGCTTACGCTGTAATCACTTCTGCAGATATCTCTATCGAACGTGGTCTAGAAGCTGCTCAAGTTGTCGGATCTAACTTCGCTGCAGACGTGTTCACTGGACGTATTAAGGTTTCTGGTAACGTAAGTGTCTACTTCCAAGATGCTACTTTCCGTACTTTCTTCGACCAAGAACAAACTGTGTCACTGGTTATTGCCCTGACTTCAGACAACTCTAAGACCGCTCAAGCTGTATCAATCACTCTACCTAAGGTAAAGTTTGGTACTGCAACAAAGTCTGACTCTGAAAACGGCATCATTTCTCAACATAGCTTCACTGCTCTTCTAAACGCCGATACATCAACCGGACTAGAAGCAACAACTATTCAGATTCAAGATACTTCAATCTGATAAAGCCTTAAAAGCCCCTGGTGAAAGCTAGGGGCTTTTTATTTACCTCCTATTGAAAATCTGCAATACTGGTGGTATAATTAATTTTTAACACCAAACAACTTGAAAAGGAAATAAGTTATGGGATTTGACCTAGCTGCTAACAACCTATCCGTGAAATGTGAAGAAGGTTATGAATTTGAACTAACCATGCCAGGAACTGGCAAGCCTACAGGGGCCTTTATTAAGGTCCGTGGCGACCAGTCTAAGCCTGTCCGTGCTTACATTCGTAAGAAGTACACAGAGATGCAAACTCGTCAACGTCTAGCTGCAAAGCGTAATAAGGATGATGACTATACTCTAGAAGAAGCTGAAGAACTCGCTGTTGAAGCTGCTGTAGTTCGTATCATTTCTTGGAAGGGCCTACAGGAAGGTAATAAGGATATTCTATTCTCAGCAGAGGAAGCTTCCCGAATTCTTACAGAGCACTCTTGGATTCGTGAACAGGTGATGGAGGCTGCAACCGATATTACCAACTTTCAGTGATTTTGAAGAAGCCTTAAAATTTGCTCAGGTTGAGTTTAAACTCGGTGCTTTACAGAAAGACGGGAGATCCCTCAGGGAACATCTCCAGGCTGTAGAGAGGAACACCGGATATAGACCTCCTGAGCTTGATGAGGATGTTAAATTACCAGAACAGTTTGTTTTTGTTTGGGAGGACTTCACAAGATTGTCGTCAGCAAGAACAGGTGGATTTGGCCCTAACCCTATTCAATTTTCAGAGATCAAAGCTTATTATTCTTTACTAGGCATTGAGCCAAACCTCTTTGAAGTAAAATTAATTCAGGCTTTTGATTCAGAGTTCTTAAAGCATTGCCAAGAGGTAAGTAAAAGTACAAAAGACAAATAAGCCGGGTAGTTTAAAAGCTATCCGGCTTTTGTTATATGTCTTTAAGACTCAATGAGTCTTAAATAGATATAACAGGAGAAACTATGAGTATCAATCTAGACACTATTAAGTTCACAGCAGTTACTGATGATCTAGACAAAGCATTAACTAAAATTGATGCATTAGCTGCTTCAGCAGAAAAACTATCAAAAGCTTTTGGTAAAGACATTAGTATTAAAGTTAATTCAGAGGATCTAGGGAATGCCACGACAGCTACTGCAAAACTTGCGGTAAACCTTGGTGAACTCCAGTCTAAGAAAACAAGCTTTAAATTAGCTGTGGAAACAACAGCTTTAAAAACTTCATTAACACTGATCAACGGATTAGCGAATGCAGTAGACCGTTTAACTTCAACGGAGGCTGTTCTTCGCCTGAACATCTCTGATACAGCTATTGCTAAATTAGAGGCTGCAAAGAATGCCGTTGACAACATTAAGAACTATTTCAAAGAAGGTGCTCAAATCAAGGTAGGTCTTGACGTAACTGCCATTCGTGATTCAGCAAACGCAATTGATGAACTAGCTAAGAAACTAAAGTCTTTGAAAGATGCCTCCACAGGTCTAGATAAGCTAGCACTAGCCCTGACTAAGGAGCAAGCTGTTCAAGCCATCCAGGCTGAGAAATTAGGCCTTGCTGCAGCTAAGAGGCAAGAAGCAGAGGACCGCGCAGCTATTGCTGCTCAGAATCGTGCAACTGTAGAAGGTAAGGCTGTCAAGCAAGTCTCTGACGAAGTAGCTAAAGCAACCACTATCCTAGAACGTCAAGAAGCTATCCGTCAGTTCATGACCGAAGGTTTCACAAAAGGTCAAAGCTCTATTCTAGCTTATGCAAAAGCTGCCGGGCTAGCTGCTGAAGAAATCGGGAATATCGGGGATGTTCTAAAGTCACAACGTAAACTGATTGGTGGAGACCCTTTCGATAAGAGCCTTTCAGCTATTGAAGCTATGAAGAATGAGCTTGGGCTGATGAAGCAAGCTGAATCAGAATACTCAACTCAGTCAGGTTTAACCCTTCGTCAACTTAAAGACCTAGGACAGGAACGTGTTCGCGTAACTGAAAAGATGCAACTTGAGGGCAAGACTGAGAAAGAAATTGCAGTTGCCCTAAAAGCTACAACCCAAGAATACACAAAACTCGCAAAAGAGGTTAACACCTTAAAATCCTCAATCGAGACTCAAGATATTGCTGCTAAAAATTCTGTAAATGCTGTAAATAGGATCGGTGCCGCTTGGGAAAAGTTGAATAATCAACTTGCAGACTTTAATAAAAACATGGGGACTGGTAACCTAAACGCTTTAAAAAGGTTCAGAGATGACCTGATCGCCACTAAAAAGCCGCTGGGGGAACAAATTGCAGAAATGGTTGCTTACCGTATCCAGCTTGAGAAAGTCCAAGGCCTGAACTCTCAGAAAGCCGTTGACCATCTAGCTAGAGCCGTTGCCCCTCAGATTACTGACATCTTCGTCGGTATGGCTACAGGTCAAAGTCCTTTGACTATCCTCCTACAACAAGGTGGTCAATTACGAGATCAATTTGGTATGTTCAACGTAGAAGCTAGTAGAATGCCTGAAGTCCTGAAAAACTCCATGACTCAAATGGCTAAGAGTATTAAGGACGTGGGTGCTGCTGTTGGTAGTTTAGTTGTTAATGGCTTTATGAAGATGGGACAAGCTGCTACAAATGCAGTGCAGACCTCGATCGTTGCTTTTACTGACTTTGGGTATGGTGTTTTATTTGGCCAACAAGCTCTAGAAGACTTCAAGGCTGGCCTAAATGGCGGACTATCTCCTATTGCTAAAATGACTCAGTGGATGAGAAGCTCTGCTGTGGCATCTTTCCTGATGGGAGGTGCAATCGTAGCCCTTGTTGCTGGGTTAGGCTTATTTGCCTATTCTGCCTACAAGAGTATGAAACAGAATGAAGAACTTAATAAGTCATTAAATCTCACAGGCGCTTCACTAGGGATGAACGTACATTCTGCTCATGCAGCGGTACAGGCTTTTGAAGCCCTAGGAGGGTCAGGTAACGTAGCCATGTCAACCCTAACTGCTATGGCAAAAGAAGGTGGATTTACAAGCTCATCATTCTTGACAATTGCCAAGGCTGCTCAAGCTCTAGAAAAATCAGCCGGTATTGCTGTTGAAGAAACTGTAAAGAACTTCAAGAAACTGGCAACTGAACCCTCAAAAGGCCTAGCGGAACTAGCTTCACAATTAGGGACAATCCCTCCTAAGATCCTAGAACAAGTTGCCTCATTAGAAAGACAAGGGAAAACTTTCGAGGCTATTGATCTTGCTCAAAAGGAATATGCAAAAGGCGCCGAAGCCGCTGCAAATGATATCAAAGCAAATTATGGAACTTTGGAAGAGTTCTCTCATGAAGTTAGTACATGGTTTGATAAAATGTGGGACAGTGTATTAGGGATTGGTCGTCCAGTCGGCAAAAACCTAGAAACACAGATAACCGAACTATCTGCAAAAATTAACAGCGGGAATCTCTCTGACGAGGAAGGTATTGCCTTAACCTATGAGCTAATTAGATTAAAAAGGCAACTCTATCAAGAACAAGAGAAATCTAAGAATACTCTTTCTGCTGAAGACCAGTCTATCCTAAATCCTCTTCTACAAAAAGCACAAGACAAGTCAACTACAGAGGCCCGCAAAAAAATGTCTCTGTCCGAGTTTCAAGATTCTCGCTTTAAAGAAGATACCCGTAAGATGAAGATGCCAGAGTCTATTAGCTCTGAGTCAACTGCAATTTTATTTGAGTCCTACAAGAAAGAATTCGAAGATCTCCAAAATAAGATCCCAGGTATCAAACTACCTGTTGATAACTCTGCAGTACTAAAGTCAGATTTTGATGAGAAGTTCAAAGTGATTGAGAGGGCACTAAAAGTTTCTCTAGCTCTTGAAAATAAGTACAAAGAATTTGGATTAAAGGACTCAGAAGAGTCTAATAAGAGAGTCAATGCTGCAGCTAAAACTGCACTAGATGAAAAGATTAGATTACTAGAGGATTACCAAAAGAAAGAACTCACTGAGTTAGCTCGTCAAGAAAAGGTAGTCAAGTCACAAGGTTCAAGCAAAGGTAAAGATAAAGCCCTAGATGAGATTGCAAACAAGGTTGCTAAGTTCAATAATGAAATTAAAGACCAAAAGAATCTTGCTGAATCTGATTTCCTAAAACCCTATCAAGATAGAATCATCTCAATGCAGACTTCATTGAAGGCATTTGGTGATGAAATTAAGAAGGTTGAATTGAGTGAGAATTCCCTTGCTAAACAAAGAGCTTCAGCTTTAGAAACTACCATCAAGACTATTGGTATGAGTGACAGGGAAATTGTAGGTTATAAGGCTATGCAGGAAGAAAAAGCCCGCCTAGTATCTGAAGAAGACAAGCTTATTCAAAAGCAACTTGAAGCATCAGATGCTGTTAAGAAGGCCTCTGATGCTTATGCGACGGCATCAGTGACTCTTGGCACAACACATGATGAGATCGTTATTTTGAAAGAAGCTCTAGAAAATGCTAAAAAATCAGGGGTAGGCCTTACAGAAGCTTTAGAGGCTTTGAAAGGTAAGATGCAAAAATCCCCTGATGATGTAAAAGCAGATGCTTTGTTTGCTTTTGATAAAGGTAAACTAGCTGAATTTACAAAAACTACAAAAGGCCTCGATATCGGAGAAACTCTTGCAAAAGGGTGGAACCGTTTCTCAAGTGCTTTAGGTGATGTTGCACAGAGATTCTTACAAATGTCTCAAGCTGCAGAATCCTTTAACAATGTGCAATCTAAGCTAGCTAAAGACAGTCCTGAGTACAAGAAAAATATTGAAGATTATAAGAATGCTCAACTAGGCGCTTATATGAACATGGCTGGTGCAGCTAAATCTTATTTCGGTGAGAAGACAGATTTAGGTAAAGCAGCAAATGTCGTTGAGAAAGCCCTAATGGCTGAACAAATTTCAATTGCTTTGTCAGCGATGGCAACAAAGATGGGTGCTGAATCCAGTTTTACATTATTCTCCCTAGCTCAGTCAGGTCTTCGTTCTGCTGCATTAGGTATTGAAGCTATCCTGGGCCAACTAGCATCTAATCCCGGCCCCGCAGCTTTTGCTGCAGGTGCTGCGATGGCAGCAGTTGTTGTAGGTCTAGGTGTAGCTATCAAGGGTGCGCTCTCTGGAGGGTCTAGATCTGATGTCAAGATAAATAAAGGCACAGGAACTGTCCTAGGTGATAAGAATGCAGAGAGTAAGTCTGTATCTAATCTCATCTCTGACTTAAAAGAAATCGAGTACGGTACATCGAAGACTAGCTCTAAGATGCTCACTGCCTTGATGGCAATTCAAGATAACACAGCAGGGCTAGCTACCTTCCTTGTGCAGTCAGGAGCTATTTCAACAGGACTTTCAGGAATCAAAACAGGATACCGTTCAAATGATATCGCTGGAGCGATCTCCGGGGCTCTGCGCACTGGTGTAGCAGTTGTTACTGCAGGCCTCAGCGAATTCCTAGGATTTGGTGATGCTTTTGGTAAGATGGTTGGTGGACTATTTGGTACTAAAACTTCAGTGACCGGTCAAGGTATCCAAGCTGGTCAACAAGGCCTTTCAAGTATCCTTTCAGGAGGCTTCCAAGGGCAGAGTTGGGCAACTATTGAGAAGAGGAATAAGACACTTGGAATTACAACTTCTACAGATAGATCAACAGTAATTAACGATCTAGCCCAAGAGGCTGAAGATAGTATCACAAAAGTCATTGTAAGTATTGTAGACTCGATCAAGTTAGCATCCAAACCTTTAGGTATTAATCTCCAAACAGTTGTGGACCGTATCAACTCAGCAGTTGTTTCTATCGACCGAATTGACCTTAACGGATTAACAGGGGAAGATCAACAAAAGAGACTTGATGCAGTCTTCTCGAAGTTAGGGGATGACCTGACAAAACAGATTATCCCTGGATTCGAGAGTTTCCAAAAGGTTAATGAAGGTTACTACCAAACTGTTCTAAGAGTCTCATCTGGGGTTGATACTGCAGAAAATGTCCTAGACAAACTAGGCATTGGTATGATAAAATACACCGACCTTGCAAATAAGCAAGGGGATGTGACACTCAATCTGGTTCGTGAGAGTCTCTTAGCTAAAGAGGGAGTTTCCGGTGTTGCAGACATTCTTAGCGATCTTACCGGATCAGCACAGGATATTGCAGATGCTTACAAGTCTCTGACTGAAGTCCGTGCAGCATTGCAATTTATCGGTGTCAACGGTAACGCTGTTACAGAATCCTTAGTTCGTGGTGCTGGTGGGATTTCTTCTCTCGAAGAAGCCATGTCGGCTTTCCAAGATAGTTTCTTAACAGAGGCTGAAAGAACATCGCTCCAGACTTCAAAGATGAGAAAATCTTTTGAGGCTCTTGGTCTTGCTATGCCGACTACAGCACAAGGATTTAAAGATCTTGTAGCTGGTATGCCGACAGGCACTGATGAGGCTGATAAGCTTCTAGGTAAACTCCTAGGACTTTCAGACGGGTTCTCCCAGATTGTATCATCTGTAGATGATGCATCCCAAGCGTTCAAAGATTTCTCAGACTCTATCAAAGAGTATGTATCAAATCTTGGATTAGATCAAGGGAACGTCTCAACTAACTTTGATGCTGCAAAAGCTACATTTGCTGCCCAACTTAAATTAGCAAAGACTGGCGATACTACCGCAATGGATAGTTTAACCAACTATGCTGATAAACTGCTAGAACTTGCTGCAGCCAACGCAGGGTCTTCTCTAGAATATGAAAGAATTCTTTCAAGCGTGAAGAATGAGCTAATGTCTGTTATTGGTGCATCAACAGGTGGAACATCCTTGTCTGATATCCAAACACAAACAGCGTCAGTTTCACCAACTGCACAGATTGCTACCTACACGGAACAATCTAGCACAATGCTTGGAAAGATTCTAGATAAACTAGAAGCCATGCGTGTAGAAGACAGAGCAGAAGGGTCTAGCGTTGCTACAAATATCGCTGATATTGCTAAGGTAATTAAGAGAGTTGACAATGGCGACTCCCTAAGAACAGTAGCTGTTTAACAAAGAGGGGCTTGTCCCCTCTTCTTTTTATGGAAAAGAAATGACTACACCTTTTACAGTAATTATTCCAAAACAAATAACTGAGAGTAATCTTGCAAGTTCAAATATTGCAGAGCCTCAAGCAGACGCTCCACTATATTCCGCTTCAACGACATATTCTATTGGGAGTCGTGTAAGTATTACAACAGGAGTTCATAAAGTATATGAATCCTTGGCAGGGTCTAATATAGGTAATTATCCTCCAACAGACTCTTTAACTTCAACTCCCCATTGGGTAGAGGTAGGTCCTACAAATAGATGGGCAATGTTCGACTCATCTGGTGGGACAATTACATCAAATAACAATAGTATCCAATTTACATTCACATCAGATAGAGTAACCTCTATGGCATTTATTGATGTAGTCTGTAGTTATATTACTATTACCGCTTCAAATGTATCAGGTCAGTATTATTATGAGAGACTTGATATTATTGATCGTGCCATTATTGATAGCTGGTATGAGTACTTTACAGTTGAACAATTTAATTCAACATTACTTATTACTCTCAAAATCCCTGCTGTGCCAGGGTCAACTTATTCTGTTGAAATTTCTCAAACAGGTGGGGTTGCCAAATTAGGTAATTTTGTATACGGTGAAAGCTCGGATCTAGGGCTAACTCAATATAACCCTACAGCATCTAATATTGATTATTCCAAGAAAGAAGTCGATGCATATGGAAAAGCTTCCCTGATTGAAAGACCATTCTCTAAGAAAATGGATGTCCGACTATATGTAGAATCTTACAAGGTAGACTCTGTTGTCCAAAGACTTAATAACTTGAGAGCTACCCCTTGTCTCTGGATTGGGTCAAAAGACGCATATGAATCTCTGTCTATTTATGGATTCTACAGAGACTACTCTATGGACATCGCTTATCCAACATACAGTGTACTATCGCTACAGATCGAAGGATTAACATGATCGGGATTAAATCTCTTCCACTCCTAGCACTAATTCCTCAAAGAAAGCAGGCTAGTTTTTTCACAAACTCTCAGAATTTCCTTGAGGTATTTCTACAACAGTTCGTTACCTCATATAACGACAATGCCTCTCTTAGAAATACTCTAGCAACAAAAGCCTCTCAAAACCTTTCAGCAGCTAATGCATTTCTAAGTACAGCAACAACAAATAAATCGAATATAGAGTCATCCCAAAGAGGAATACTCTCCTCTGCAAATATCCCTCAATGGCAAGCGGATACAACTTATATACAAGGGTATCTTGTGTATAGTCCGATGACCCTACAGGTATACAAAGCTCAGAGGACTTTCACATCTGGGGTTGACCCTTCACTAGCTCCTTATTCTGATTGGAAAGTCGATTACTTTAGAGTATCTGGAGCAAAAACACGCCCTAAGATCTCTCTAGTTTTTGATAAAGCACCCCTATTAGATAAGAGGCTAACCTTTTCAAGAGCGTCTACCGGGAGATTTATTAACAAGTACGGAGTTATAGAAACCGCTGCTGTAAATACACCAAGGTTTGAGTCTCGTGGTGACGGGTCTCCTGCAGGGATTTTAATTGAAAAAGCTTCGGAGAACCTTGCTCTAAAGTCTGAGACTTTCTCAAGTCCATGGGTAGTCCAAAACTCATCAATCACTCTAGGGGGGAGCAACGCCCCAGATGGTGTAGCAATATGGAGTTATTTGAAAGAGACTGCAACAACTGCAGTGCACTCAATTCAGCAGACCTTTACTACCCCTACTTCGACAACACAGTATACATTCTCTGTGTACGTTAAAGCTGCCGATAGATTCCGTGTGGGCCTCTCTATCACAGGAAACGCTTCTTCAGCTTCAGGGGCATCTGGTGCAGATAGGAATTGCGTATTCAATCTATCAACTGGTCTTGTAGAGGTTTCTCCTACGGAGTATTCCCCTTGTATCGAAAAGATTTCAGACTACTACAGAATTAGTATTACGTTCAATGCTGGGGGGTCTGGAGCAACTACTTTAACCCCTTATATCTATTCTGTAGGAGACACAACGAGCCAGTCATTCTTAGGGGATATTTTGAAGGGGGTCTATATTTTTGGTGCACAATTAGAAGTTTCCCCTAGTGCAACCTCCTATATTCCGACCAATTCTACAACTGTTACAAGATCTGCAGACAGTTTATTTATGAATATTCCGGGATTCTCGAAAGTGCCATTCAGTGTTTTTGCAGGTATGTCAAAAAGTCGAGATTCTTCGACAGGATTCATCTCACTCGGATCTCCTAATTGTGAACTTCCATGGATGAGGCTCAACCCCTATTCTCCTGCAGATTTGGGTATCTATGAGAGATCCGTGACATTGGGGGGGTTCAATTCTACAAAAGCTCCTTCTTTAGGGACTCAAGTAAAGTTTGCTGCTTCAATTGCTGAGTCTTCAGATATCTGTATTGACAAAGAATCTGCAACAATCTCAACTCCAGGGATTTTATCAACAATTGATCAAATTCGACTTTCACATATTCCTATTAATGGGCATTTGCAGTTTCTATTCCTTTGGGACACTGCATTAAGTTTACCTGAACTGAAAGCCCTGTGCTCTTGATATTATGCAATACCACTGGTATAATGGACTATTCTATAAGGACAATATATGACTACAGTCACTCAATTACCTCTTCCAATCCCGACAACAACTCAGCCAGAGAGTTTTTCTCCTAGAGCAGATGCAATATTCTCTGCACTCCCTGCAGGGATTGTAGAGATGAATTCTCAAGCTAATGAGGTTGTTCTTATACAGCAGGATACAGATTCAAAGCTGGGTCAAATTAGGACTATTGCTCAAGCTTCTTCGAATCTTAAAGCTGCTGTTACAGCTACGGCTACTGCAGCGTCTTTTGCAGCACAGGCACAAATCTGGGTATCTGGTACAACCTATACTCAAAATAACTACAGAACAAGCCCTATAAATGCACTACCTTATCGTAGACTAACAAATGGTGCGGGTACAACTGACCCGAGTCTTGATACAACTAATTGGAAAGCAGTTAGTCTTGAAACCAGTACAGGTTTTCCGAAAGTTCGACCCGTTATTGCAGTAGATTTTGCATCATCAAAAGTAGCCCCAAAAAATATTTCTTTTGCAAGAAGCTCAGAAGCTTACTATACATCAAATGAGTTTTTTATTTCTGATCAGAATCTTCTAAAATTCAGTGAAAACCTCCAAGGGTCAGGATGGGCAACAGCATCAGGTGCTGCCGTCACCACGGGATTCACAGCACCGAATGGGTTAGCTAGTGCATCAAGATTAACTCATCCAATTAATGCGCTGAACGGGACTCTCCTTTATGCAGAACAAAACCTGGTAGATGTCTCTTCAAAAACTTTTACAGTGAGTATCTGGCTGAAAAGTAACACAGGCTCATCACAAACCATTACCCTTTCATGTGTGCAGTCCGGTATTGCTCCAACAACGTCCACTGTTACCGTCACAACTTCATGGCAAAGATTCTCTGTGACAAGGGTGAACACATCGGCGGCTAGTACAGCTCAGGGGTTATACCTCTCAGCAGGATCAAATAGTGCAGGGGATTTCTTAGTTTTTGGGGCACAGCTTGAAGAGGCGGGTATTGTAGGGGTATACTCTAAAACAACAGGACAGGCTAAGACTACAAAGATGCTGAAGATGAAAAAGTCTCCTGTAGATTCCCCTAGGATTTCTTTTGATCCTATTACAAGAGAGTGTAATGGTATCCACATCGAGCACCCCGGGGTAGGGTTATGGAAAGACAACGCAGCAGTCAATGGTATTGCAACAAACAATTCTACCATAGCAAATGCAGCACTAGCCCCTGATGGAACAAACTCTGCAGGTTTCATGTCCGCTTCTAACTCAATGTCAACAAAGTGGATTTCAGGAAATATTACTCATTCAAACACTGCATCAAAAATCCTATCTGTTTATGTTAAGCCTTTCGGGGTTACAAAAGTCATGTTCAATTTAGTCAACGGTAGTACTCAATATGCTACTTATTTTGATCTTGTCTCAAAAGTAAATCCTGCCACTTCAGCAAACTCCGCAGGAATTATTGACATTGGTGGTGGATGGTTAAGAATTTGGGCTCAGATTGATGTAGCTAATACAGTAGCTGGGCAACACAGTCAGTGGATTCAACTTTTAGATGACAGTTGGAATTCAACCTTTCAAGGTGATGGGTATTCAGGTATTTATATTTGGGGAGTCCAATATGAGACCTCTGAAGTTTTAACATCTCTAATGCCTCTAGTTAGTAATTATGGTGCACGTTCTCAGGATCTTTTAGCAATCCCAGGCCAATATCAGGATTATGGGAGCCTTTATATTGACTACCAGATCCCCATAAAGTCTAAAAACTACCAAATGATCTGCACCTTATCTGCTAGCGCATCCTCATGGATTGACTTAATATCAGTTCCCGGTAATGACACCTATTTAGGAGCTAGAGTCATCACAGGCGGGGCTGTGCGGACGAGTGCTGATTCATCTCAAAATATTATAGGGTCTTTTAATAAAGTTTGCATATCTTTTGACAACAGCACAAACACGATAACAAATTCGCTGAATGGGTCAACAAGCGCATCGACCTGGCCGACAGACTACCCTACACCTTTACAAAATCTATACGTCGGCAGGTATATTGACTCAAATTATGCATTAGATGGCTTTATTCGTAAAGTACTGGTTTATCCAAGAGTCCTATCTACTAGCGAACTTCAGTCGTTAACACAAAACTAAAGGATAATAATGCCAAGTTTAATTGGAACAGGACAGGACCAAGTCCCAACAAACGGTCTTTTAGGGAGTATGGCTTTTGTTGATGCAGAAGCTGCTACTTTCCAACTCTCTGGAGATGCTACAGCAAATCTTGACCCTGTAACCTTCCAACAACTAAATACTGAAAAGTACGGACGACTCTTGAATGTAAGAGTACTGACAGGTTCTGGGACTTATACCCCTACGACAGGGACGAAGTCGGTAATTATCAAAATGTACGGCAGCGGCGCCGGTGGCTCCTACCCACCCGCCTGCAGCTCAACTCAGGTTAGCGTTGGTATGGCTGGCCAAGGGGGCGGATATCTTGAGGCGTACATTAGTGACATAACCGCCTTTGTGGGGGCGCCTTATTCTGTTGGTACCGCTGGCACCGCTGGCGTCAGCGGCGTCCCTACAGGTGGTGCTGGTGGGACTACAACGTTTGGGAATACATCATCCCAACTCAAGGCTCCAGGCGGAAAGTCTACGCCAGCCTATAGCACCCCGTTCGCCAACACAACAACGACGGTTTTGGTTGGCAGCACATCAGTTAATGTCCCGAGCGTCGACAGCGCGGTATCGTCAGTCGTCACTGTATTGGAGGCGGCTGGGACTCAGTGCACAGACTGGGTCCGACTTAACTGTGGCGGTTTTTGGGATGTGCCAGCGCCCACAGTCAGTAGGGGCGGTTTTTGCGGATCTAGGTACTACGTAGGCTCGGCCTCTGCAGTAACTACCTGGGTGCCTTCTAGTGGCATCCCTGATGGGACGGGGGCCGGCGCTCCCGGCCTGATCTGGGTTAACCCACCAGGTGGCGGCGCTGGTGGGGGCAATTACACCGGGCGTCTCGGCTCCATCATCATCTACGAATACGCATAACATTGAAAAGATAGTCATGGAAAAAGAACAAGATAACACAGCAATTTTAGTAGTAGCAGAAAGACTATCTTCTCTACATGAAGACGTTAATGACTTACGCAACAGCATGAAAGAATCTATGAGAGATATATCAAGTGCTTTGTCAAAGTTAGTCCAAATGGAAGAAAGACAAATTCAAGTAAGGGCTGAAGCTGGCAGAGCTACAATGGTCTCTGAAGAATCCCTAAGACTAACAAGAGCAAACGAAACAAGTATTGCAGAAATTAAAAGAGACATGGAATTTGTAGGGTGGTTAAAAAAGGGAGTATATACTGTAGCTGCATTAGTAGCAGGTATTGTACTATTCAAAGCAGGAATCTACATCCCATAAGGAGAGAATATGCTTCCTATTATTGCAGGTATCGTATCGAGTCTTATCTCAGGCGGGTTACCAAAAGTAGCTCAGTCTGTCATTGAGAAAGGTACAGAGTATGTTGAAGACAAGTTAGGTATTAAATTAAAACCTGAAATGTCCCAAGAGGAGCTTCAGAAAGTCTCTGAGGCAGCTATGAAGCATGACGAGTTCTTAGTTCAAGAAGAGAATAAGAATACTGCAGATGCAAGAGATATGAACGAACATATCCAAGACTCTCAGTTTGCATCATGGTTAGCGAAAAACAGTGCATACCTCCTCGACTTCATTATTGTAATAGCTTCGGTGGTCTTAACATTCATCGCTTTCTTTACTTCAGTTCCAATTGATAATAAAGAGCTTGTGTATACCTTGGTAGGATCTCTATGGACATACTCCGGGGTTGTCATAAATTTCCACCGTGGAACATCTATTGGGAGTCAACGAAAAGATGAGATTATTTCAAGGAAGGTCTAAACCAGTTAGAGGGCCATTATGAACTTAACTGCTAAAGACATCTGTGCTGGTACCGGATCAAAAGAAGACGTAGCTGAAATCTGGCTACCTTATTTTAAAGCAGTTCTCCCTAGCTTTGGGATCTTTACAAAGTTAAGAGTAGCTGCTTTCCTAGCTCAAGTCGGTCATGAAAGTGCAGGACTGTCAGCTTTACAAGAGAACTTAAACTACTCATCAGATGGTTTAGCTAATACATGGCCTGCAAGGTACGCTAAAAAGCTCCAGAACGACTCATACGCTAAAAATTCTGTTGGGAGATACCTGCCTAACCCTCTAGCCTTAAAGCTGCACAGGAAGCCTTTTGATATTGCTTGCAATTGTTATGCAAACAGGATGGGAAACTCTGATGAGGCTTCAGGTGATGGATGGAGATACAGGGGCAGGGGGTTAAAGCAACTGACAGGGAAAGATAACTACAGAATGCTATCAAAAGAAACTGGAGTAGATTTTATTACTCAACCGGATCTTATATTGCAACCTGTGTACGCTCTAATCTCTGCCTGTGTTTTCTGGAAGAAAAATAACCTTGCAACCTTTGCCGATAAAGGGGATCTAGAAGGTATGACTAGAAAAATCAATGGAGGGTTAATTGGATACCCTCAAAGACTCGCCTTGTATAATAAAGCATTAACTATTTTAGAGGATTAATATGCCAAATATTTCAGAAATTAGGACAGGTATTGACGGGAGTCGCACTATTGAGTGGGATGATGGTGCAGTAAAAGTTCTTCAACCAGTCTATATGGATTCCACAGGGGTTCTCGACTCTCAGCTGGACTCGCTCCGATCTGCGCAAACTTATGCCGCGCCGAGGCCATCGGGGTATGATGATACTGTGGTTCTCCAACAGTTTTTCGATGATATGTCCTCAGATGCTCTTGCTAAAAAGGAGTATAGGAGAGATGTATCTTTATACCAAAAAGGTACATATCTTGTAACTGGTTTATGGCACCCAACAAATCTAGGTATTAATGGATCAGGAGGGGCCCTGCAAAAAGTTGGAAACGTAACCGGGAGTATGTTTACATCCCCGACAAGCTCGATTATCAGAGCAAAATGGGTAAAGAAAAATGGGAGCTGGTATGGATCCTCTAATAATATGAGGCTCTCAAATATTATACTTGATGCGTGTAATACAGAGTACTTAGCTATCATGGAGTACTATAACGTTAGAAATCTTGAACTTGACAATGTCACAACGATTGCATCACAGTGGTCTCTAAACTGGTCTACAAGAATTGGCGGGCAGGGTATAAAAATTTCTAATTGTAATATCTTAAATGGGGAGAGAGTCTGGCAAGATGCTCTTCATATTCAATTTGGTAGAGATATCGTTGTGACAAACGTCCGGGCCGAAGGTGGTGATGATTGTATTGCTGTTGGTGATGATCAAATTACATCACCAAACCCTTACTATGACGATCAAGGGTTACAAAATGTCATTGTTGATGGAGCAAGAGTCCAAGGTATTAGAGGTAATGGTGTAAAAGTCTATACACCTATGACAAAGCCTTTTCCAGATGCACCATATAACTATGTGAAATCTGGGAGAGTCTCTGGAGTAAAAATATCTGCAGTAGGGAAAGCAGGGCTCTTGAGGAATGGTGCAGTATCTTTGTATAATCACGCTTTAGCGGATAATAGAGTCCCATCTGACATTACTGATTGCGAGATAACTGTAGAAATTGAAGCAGGAACTGATGGAACTTCAGTATACTCCGCAGTCCCTGGGGTAATTATTGGAGACCCTACGGTCTCTAAAGCATCTGCTGCTGTAGTGTCCATGCCTTCACACAATTTGCAACTTGGAGATGTAGTGTCATTTATAAACATTGCTCCAAGTGGTATGCAAAACCTAATTGGATTTTATCAGGCACGAGCAGTCACACAGAATACATTTGAATTAAGTGATACAGCATTCAGAAACACTGTAGCTCTAAATTCGTCACAATTTGCAACGTGGACAACAGGTACCCTCATCAAATGTTCATCTGGAACAGGGTATAAAGTTGGTGATGACTTAATACTTTCTGGAGGATCTCCTTTAGAGCCCGCCATTTTCAAGGTTACTCAGGTAGGCTTAAATGGAGAGGTCCAGGCTGTGAAGTATGTTGCTCACGGAAAGTATTCAACTCTCCCTCCAACACCAAACACACCTACTACAAATGGCCTAGGAACAGGGTGTACTCTGCATCTAGAATTAAGTCATTCTGGTATCAATGCCTTTGGGATGACTGCCGTCGGGGCTTCAGATAGTGTTGTTAAAGGTAAAATCCTAGTGAATGACTCAACTGGAACTGCAACACGCTTTAGAGCCGGATACATCGCAGACTCTCAACAAATTACAAATGCAGTTGACTACCCTTCAGTCCCTGAAGGGGGTGGGACTCTTGTGTATAACGAGTCATCGACACAAAAATCTAAAAATAACAAAGTAATTGGACACTATGTCTGTTCCCCAGCAATGACATCCTCAGTTGCTCCTGTTATGTTGTCTAACTCTGAGAATACCTATGTCAGTGGGTTATTTGAAGGTATCCCAACAAATGGGTCTGGTGTCGTATTCTACTTTAGCGGAAATATCCTTAATCCGAGAACCATCGCCAATATCACGAGTGCAGACCCTGCTGTATTTACGACATTCGCTTTCCCTTGGAAGAATAATGACTACGTTCTAATTCAAAATAATACTTTAAGTTCAGGTTCTTTGGATGGTGTATATCAGATACTATTTGCTGCAGATAACTCAACAATTACTTTGAAGACCCTTGACGGTCAAGCTGTAAAACTTGCTACAGGTGTAACCTTTGTTAATGGGCAGGGTGGTACAATAACATTAGCAAATAATACGTGTGTTATCGATAACTTGACATGCGTGAAAGCTTCTGGAGCAGTGAGTACAACCTCTATTGGTGCTGCTTCTAGTAGTCCCCCAAGAGGTACAGCACTGATTGTCAAGGACTCTGACTTCTCTAAGACAGACTCTGGTATCGGGTCAACCATTGGAGTACTACCTATTTTGAGTATCCAGGATACAAAAGGGGTAACTTTGTTTGAGAAGACTTATAGGCAACCTACTGTTATTCACGACATGACGACTACGGGTAAAATTGTGGTGATTGTCCCTGACGCTGCTGTAACAATCAGTCCTCCAGTAAATTCTAGAAAAGGAATGACTCTCGAAGTTATTATCTCTCAAGCATTTACACCTCAAACGATTACTTGGGCATCAAACTTCAAAAAAGTCGCAGATGGCACAGGAGTGAGTTTTGGAACTGGTGTCACAAAGTTTATTTATAATGGAACAGACTGGATTCAAATGACTGGTCAACTAACATACGTTAGTTAAACAAAAGCCCCCCTAGTTTCCTAGGGGGGCTTTTTCTTTGTCTATCGAATATAGACCTGAATAGGTATCCAGCACTTGATATTATACCAAGACCAGAAACACCATACTTTAAATTTCTTCCATCTAGTTTTCATTGACAAGCCTCACATACTTTGTTAACACCTGAAATCAGTCTGGTACTATAAATATAGTAAAGACTCTTGATATAAGGATCTAGGAAAGCTTGTTTATGAACTTTCATAATCCAGTTAGGGTCTGCATCACCAGAAAAATACAAGTTAATACTCTGACCTTGGTCAATAAATCTTTGCCTTGTTGCACAAAGTCTTAGGTGATCAAGCATGTTCAGTTCAAAAGCATTTAGAAACACTTTCTTTTCATGTTCTGTCAGCCAATCACGATCCTGTACTGATCCCCCCTTCGACGCAATGTCATCAACCTCTTCCTGCGTGTATACAGCACGTTCCTTCATGATCTCTAGAAGGAATGGGTTGATACGGTTTACATCACCAGCAGGTGTACTTTGAGTGAACACCATACTTGCGTCAGGGTTGATACCTTCAGACATACCACCCATCAAAGCTGCTGTACTCTTTGTAGGAGCAACAGCTAATGTAGTAGCACAGTGAATTCCTAGACCCTTAGTAAACTTACTTTCACCGAAGACCCCAGCAAGCCATTGGTTAGCCCTAAAGGACTCTTCTTCAATCCTAGCGAAGATTCTGTTATTCAGCATGTGAGCTTCAAAAGACCCAAAAGGGATACGATCTTTCTGTAGGAGAGAATGCCACCCAAGGACACCTAAACCAACAGCAGCAAAATCTTCTGCAGCTTTTACTGACTTCTCTAGACCTTCGATATCTCTAGCTAGTTTAATAAACTCCTTATTGATACACGCCAGGAATACGGTAGCCCAGAAGATTGTGTCATTACGCTCTAGCTTATCCCAATGGATAAGGTTTAGTGAACTTAGAACACAGACAAAATTATATTCGTCATCTGATGGAAGCATAATCTCTGTACAAAGATTCGAGGCCTTAATCGTAATACCTGAGTTCTTAATTGCAAGAGGAGCTAAAGCATTTGCCTTATCTGGGAAAAACCAATAACCTTTACCTTTAGGCATCTTCAATCTAGCCATAGCTTTACTGAATCTTCGACAAGCTTCAGGATCTTTAGTTACCCAAATTTCATTTGCAAGTTTATCAGAGACATTCCATCCAATGTTTAAGTCTTCAGGATTTGCATGAGTGTAGTCTACCATCTCATCAAAATCAGGGTCATCTAATTCTGTATAAACTGCTACAGATCCTCGACGAACACCCCCTTGGGAGACATATGTCATGTCGTCACGTAGTCCAGTAATCACAGGTAATTTACCTTCTGCGCTACCACCTACAGAGATCTTTGTACCTCTCGGTCGAATATTCCCAATATACGCAGAAGTTCCAAACCCTTTCTTTGAGTGCACAGCTAGCTGCTTCTTGGTATTGTAGATCCCTAAGATACTATCATCTACATAAGCTCCTTGACATGACACAGGCAATCCTCGTGTAGTCCCTGTATTGCTTAGAACAGGTGTTGAAGCCGACAGTTCACCATCCCAGAGGATTTTGAAGAAACTATTAAACCCAGACTGTCGATGTTCTTCTGGTAAATGACTCGCAGCTACAGAAGCAATACGTTCAAACTGTCCCTTGATCCCGCTTGCTTGATAAAGATATCTGTCTTTGAACAACTGCCATCCTGCAGTTGTATACCAGTCGGGAATCTGGCCTTCAGCTTGGAGCTTCTTTCGCTCTACTGATAATTCCTCGTATGTTAGCTTTTTATTCTTTTTCATCTTCTTCCTCTACTAAATTCCTAGGATCAAAGTCATTTTCCTGCCAAGTATTTGTGTACTGACTGCCAAGAGAGTTGAAGAAATCATGCATGACAAAACTTGTAATACTCTTGTAAAACCATTCTGACATTGTATCCCCTTCTTCATCAAAAATAGCTGAATACCTTAGGTTGATCAAGCAAGCATTAAGTCTAGCACGAACGAAAGCTAACAGCTCTCCCTTAGTACAAGGCATACCCTCAGATCCTTGTTCAAAGATCATTTCAATAATCTGTGACTCGTGTAGGTAAATTTGCCTAGCTACCTTCTCTAACTCACTTCTTACCCATTCTACAGGCCACTGATCAGAATACTCCAGAAATACCCCATCTTCCTGACATTCTTTATGTAAGTGCCTAAAGCAACTGGCTGCAGCAACAGAGTGCAGCCCTTCATCAGCTAGTGAGTAGTTAATCCCAGAGATAATCGTCTTGATGTCATTTCGGCCATTAGCTTGGAAAGCTTTCAAGTAAGCAAAAGAACTATAAAGAATAGCTCCCTCTACCATACTAAAAGCCCCAAGGGCAACAAAAGGACATTCATGGTTAATCACTTGGTCAATAAAGTCCATGCGACTCTTTAGGACGGGATTTTCTACATATGATGTGTAAAACTCTTCATTATCTAATCCAAGTGTCTGATTAAGTTGTTGATAGAAGGGTTTATGTACAGCCAATTCTACAGCACTGAACACACTCCCCATCCGAGTAAACTCAGGGCCACGCATAATCTTAGGGAATCTTCCAGCCCACCAATCTTCTCCTGCAAAGACTTCATAGTTTGTAAAGAGTCTTAGTACAGTTAAAACACCATGCCTTGCAGAAGGGCTTAACTCCACAAGGATATTTTGTTTATCTTTCTCTACTTTGACTTCCTTAGGAAGCCACATATGTTTTAATTGCTTATCAGAGAAGAGGTCAGAGTATTCTGGAAATACTTCCACTACATCTTTACTCCTGTCCTGATAAACTCTAACTTTTTTATTTTGTTGCATCGTTACTCCGATTCAACCATACCCTTTTGATGGTACAGATCAGTAATTAAACGATTACCACTAGCTTTATCAATCGCCTCAATTGAAGCATAGCCTGAGGTAACCCATGTCTTATCTGTTCGCTCATTACCTACCCAACGCTTGCATTCTACAACTTCGTTGAAACGGTTTCGATGAATCGTTGATTGTTCCTCGTACCCGCGTGCAAAGTCAAGACCTAGGTCATACAACCTCGACTCTAAAGCTGGATCACCTTTTGACGCATTGAAGTCCGGTTCTACTTTTTTAATTTCTGACTCGCTGATATATGATAACGCAATAATTTTTAGCATGTCTTACTCCTCTTAGAGGCAAACAGAGTATACGATTATACCATGCTTGCCAGGGTTATTCTAGTTATACAGGGAAGATTTTACTGATAGCTTTACCTACAGCAATCGCAACATCTTGGTGTTCTCTCTGGGTACCCTCTTCACGGCGAAGTTCAATGTAATGAATAAAACTACGGATAGTCCCTTGCATGTACATACGAGAAACTGTATTACCTTCAGGGAGGATTGCTCGGGCTTGTTCCTTGGCAATATTGTTTTCAATAGCCCATGCGTAGTTTTCCTTGACAATATCTAGGACTTCTTGTTGGCGTCGTTTCCACTCTTGATCAAGATTATAGCCATCAATATCTAGAGGATCTAGTCCGATACTATTCTGACGATTCTTCAAATCCTGTAGACGGGTTTCACGAATAACAAAACCTAATTGCCGAGGATCGGCGTATCTTTGACTGTTATGAGTAACAACCCCGTTTGCAATATAGTTGTGTGATGAATGCTCAACCTCCATGTCATAGGTTTCCTCAAAACCTTTAAACTTGATACTCTTTATCTTACTCCAGACAGGCTGATAAACAGACACAACACTGCATCCAATGAAATCATCATCGTATAGATCCTCTAAAGGTAAAAACCCCCTACGAGAGAGGAATTTATGCTCCTTAGTTGAGATAACCTTTTTACCGTTCTCAAGAATAAGTTCATAAACAGGCTTCACACCTGTCTTGAAAACCTCTTTGATTTTCACTGGTACAAACGTCTTAGAAGCTTCATCAAACACTCTTACAAGATTATCTGACTTATCCCAATTTACTTTATTTGAGTACCTTTCATAGAGGTCTCTAATCTGTATTTTTTTTGATCTTCCGCTTTTTGCAAGTGTCGTGATTTTAGAATCACCTGCAATACAAAACTCCTGAAAAGTGAAACTACGATGGCGTAGAATTTGCCGTGCAATATCTCGTGTAGTTGTAATCTCGATAGTTGCACTAGCCATTTCAAATGGGGAGAAATGCTTATGCTTGAGTAGGTAGCTAATTAACTTGTCTGTAGTTTCAGTATTAAATTGATTACTAGGATTACTCACTCTTGCACAATAGGCAATTAGATCTTTTACTGAACTGAAATCACCCTTGAATTCCTCGGATGGTTGTGTATATCCTACTAATTTAACTTCCATATTATTCTAATCCTTTATTGTAGTCCGGGTTTACCTGCATCTCTAGTAAGAATAATGCATTTGTAATAATTGCAGTTAGATGCAGCGTAGTTGGGTCAAGAGACTCTTTGTCATAAAGTTCACCTTGTTGGTGTTTATTGATATGTCTCAAAAGAGACTGGAAGAACCTTTCCTTATTGTTCTCAAGCTTCTTCCAATTATCTCGGTCAGGGTACTTCTTGAGATTTAGGGTAAGAAGCTCTGCAACTTTTTCCAGGGCTTTTGCAGGTATCAGGTCGAACTGAGGCTTACCTGAATCATATTTAGTTACCTGCACCTCTCTCTTGAACTCAGGAATTGGAAAAGGGTTCCAAGGATTTACTGGTTTCCCTGTTGACATAAGCACCTCACTGCAAAGTTGGGAAGCACTTTGATAGGTCTACAGAAACATAGTCTACAGGCTTCATTACCTTGCCTGTATCTGTATTACGAACAACCCAGACATTATAGGCTTCGTTAACCCTGACTTCTACAGGAATCCCCTTCGCCTTGTAATAAGGCACGGATTGCATAGCAACCTCCATACTCGAAGGAAACTTAGAGAGGTTGTTTGCACCAACAAGGTCAGCGGCTTGAGCTAAGTCACAACCATAGGCTTCAGCCATTCGTTGCATATAGCCCATTGTTGTGACAAGGACATCAATACAGCCGTCAAGTTGTTCAACTTTGTCGTTAGCCTCTAGCCCATCAGCAAGTTCCTTAAGCTCTGATTGGATAAAACCTAACTGCTTCTTAAAACCTTCTTTTGTAAGGTCTTGAAGTTGACCATTGATTCGATTAAAGGCAAGCGTGTCAGCCCATAGAGTTGACATAGAAATAGCTACGCCAACGTACTTATTAGCTGCAGCTTTGTGGGGAGGGGTATGAAGCATTTGATTTCCTTTCAATTTGATAAAAGATCACAGTCATAGGCATGGACAAAGTTTAGAGTATTATACTCTCCACCTGTCCTAACCCAATACCAATCTTCTATGTGATCTACTTTTACGATTTTAAAAACTTCACCGATTCTTGTAGAGTACCACAAGAGGTGATCCCTGCATTGTTTGATTTTGATGTTCAGCATAGTAACTGATTCCCTATTCCATGTCAAGCTCTTAATGCAGCTTTAGTTATCTCTGAGATGACTTTCTCATACCCGAGAGACCTATCTAATGTAAGAGTTTTAAAAGTTGCTTTACGCTCTGTAGAGTTCTTACCCTTCTCGTACCCTAGGTTGAGGAGAACAACGTCTTTCTGAGCCTCTGGAAGCTTGTTAAAGCCTGCTGTTACCTTCTTAATCCATCCTGGGTGAACCCATCGCTGGTCATCCGGTTTCTCAAGGTAGTTAGCTGCCTTTCTTAAGAAGGTTGAAAGAGTTTCAGGATACCAATGTCGTAAATATCTGACAAAGTTGTTTTCCAATTTACCTAAGAACGCATTAGCCTGTCTTGAAATAACTGCTCTGACATATTGAGTATCATGACTGTGATCTAAGACAGCTTGTTTTGGGAGGATCTCTAACTCTGTTAGGGCATCAATATTGCTCTGTTCTTCAATAAGAAATTCTCTGACACGTTGAACGTCTTTTACTGTGTACAGATTCTCACTCATAACTGACCCCTAATTTATCTAAGACACTCTTGACATGGATACAATCTCCAGCCCATCTTTGCATGTGAGCCATGTCAGTCATCTCTTGAAGGACATACATCCAATCAATCTTGATAGGGCTACCTCTCCATCCAGTGACAGTTGTTGGTTCAGGGTAGAGCCTCTTGAAATGCTTAACAATCTTCTCCCAAGCTTCCTTATCTGTCTTGGCACCCTTTAATGCATCATACGCTGCAACCTCGCCATTAGGGTGTCTAGATGCGCAAGCAGCGAAGTAGTTGTCAGCATCGTCGCCATAACAAATCTGCCAGTATTTAAACAGCCTCCCATGTCCATCCACTTTACCGTCTTTATCTCTAAAGAGTTCACCTAGACCTTTGACATGTAGTAGTTTCTTATTAACAAAATTCCACCAGATTCCTTCACAACCTTTATAGTCTTTATCTAATCCTATCCCAACAACTCTAGTACTATTGACAAAACCAGTATAAACATCTCCAGCTACAAGATCATCTGCCTCTACACCTTTTGCAATTTCTCCTGCATGGTGCGTTTGAATGTATCTCTTTATATCTTCCAAGTGCTTAGGTTTAACCAAGTCATCACGTTGTCCTTTGTACTTAATAAGTGTACTCCTCTCAATTCGGAAGTTCTCTGCACCACCGATATACCCATAGTAGTTTGTAGCATTTACATCAGACACTGCTGTAGAGATTAGTTTCTTTGTAATCTGAATAGCATTTTGAATAGGTTCTGGTTCAGAGAAATCAGTGATATCGTAGTCTTCCCAGGTTACATCAATTCCTGATTTTCTCTGTTCAGCTAACCATCCACCCTCTTTCTTTTTCCAGTGTCCCCATAACTCTGTTCTAGACTTAAAGACTTTTTCATCACCGGACTTCTTATGTACTGCTCTGATCTGTTTCTTTTCTGTAGCTGCTGCGGCCCGAAAAGCAATAGCGTCATAGTCAAATACTGCAATTGTTTCTGTCATACTTCTCCTTTATTCTAGATATTCTTTCCAATCTTGATGGAACCGGCAATTATCAGGGCTCCCTCTAAACATAGGCGCAATATGAGCATCCTTGTACCCAGCTAGGCCGCATCCGACTTTAGTTACAATAAAGGTAAGATCAGGGTGATTCCTTGCATCTTGTTTGAACTTCTTTACAAAGCACTCAATAGCTGTCAGAGAGATTGTCTTGATATTCTCATCTTTTGTCGGGATACCATAAGATTGCCCACCAGTAAAAGCAATACCATATCCGTACTCTGCTCCAAAGTTTGTTCTTGCAGTTAAGGCTGCCCCTGATCCATGACGTCCAGCTAGATTAGACCCGTATACAAAGATAAACCCCGTGGTAAGTTTCTCAAGTCGGTCAGCACCATAATAACAATACATTTTAAATCCTCCAGATAAATAAGAAAAACCCCTGACGGTTAAGGTCAGGGGGTTAGACTGGTTACTTAACCAGTTCTTCGATTTTTTCTAGCTTCTTCTTAAGCTTTTCTTCTTCAGCAGATACCTTGCCTTGTGCTTTTGCTCGGGCAACTGACTTGATCAGTGTAATATCTTCGATGCCGTCCTCCTTGGCTTGCTCGGTAAGCTCCTTGATGTCTAGATCAAGGGTTTCGATCTCGTTGAAGATAACTACAAACTTTTCAAAGAGTTGTTCTGCGGTCATCGGTTCAGGGGTTTCTGTAGATTCAGTCATGAGTTTCCTTTACTTGGTTTGGATTTTATTTAGAGCATCGAGTAGAGATTGGTATCGCTTCATGTCAAAAGCCTACGAGGATACCTGCAGAAAACCCTACAAGAATAAGGCCAATAGTTTGGATTACCTTTCCTGGGAGAGAGGTAATTACACCAAGAATAGCTAGTGCAAAACCGATAATGAATATGATACCTGAAAAGATAGCACGGATAAGTTTCATATAATTCCTTTTAAAATTAGGTAAAGCCCTGAGTCTCTCCAAGAGGATTTGAACCTCTAACTTACTCCTTAGAAGGGAGTTACTCTATCCAATTGAGTTATGGAGAGACTCAGGGCTCTACCTGAATAGAGACCTAGGGTTTAGATATTAGAACGGGATGTCATCATCCATGTCGTCAAAAGCTGGAGCCGCTGTCTTCTTCACAACAGGCTTACCTACTTTCGCTGCAGGCTTAGGTGCAGTAGTGGCAGCAGATTGTGCTTTAGGGTCTTCTTGCTCTTGCTTTGCAGAGTCTAGGGCTAATAGTTGAGACTGGATTACGCTACCCTCAAAGTCACCAGCACGCTTTAGTGTATTCATAACATGATTACGAATTTCCTTCAGGTTTTCTGCACTATTAGGTTCAGTAAACTGAATGGTAAAAGGTGGTGTCAGAGGCTCAGGAGCTACTTGACCACGACCTAGGCCGCCTTGAAAATTGATGTACTCGGTGTAGTATTCCTTGCCCTTTGATTCTTTGAAGAATACTTGGACTTGAAACTGGAAAGCCTTACCTAGGAGGTCATCAATGTTCTGAGGTAGGAAAGCTTCGTCAGCCTTGACCAGTTTTGCAGCTACAGCCATCTTGTGGAATAGGTGCTTCTTATCAAAAGACCAGAAGCCTGAACTCTTATTGATCTTTAGCATTGTAGGACGACCAACAACCATACCTACACCTTGGATGAAGAACTGACCACCCATCCATAGACGTAGAGGGAGGGGCTTTGAATTACCAAAGAATTGACCCTTGTCTACAATGATATCAGGAAAGTCCACAGATACTGCTACAGCTTGAGCAGGTTTCTGAGGCCAGCGCTTCCAACGCTTTACACTACCCTTTTCATCTGGACCTGTCTCGAAATAAGTATCAGGCTTGTCGGCAATGATACTTGATTCATCTTCTGATGAGCCGCTGAACTCTACCTTAGCATCTTCCTGCTCTTGTAGACCTAGGTCTACAATTGAAGACACGTAGCCAATCAGGGTTTCACGTTCCTGTAGGTTAGCAGCCTCTACAACGTACTTGTTCAGTGCATCATAGTCTACTGCAGTTTCAGATTTTGATTCGTTCTTTGTTACGCCTCGTGCGTTAAATGCCATTTGTTTTCTCCTTACGCGATTACTTTAGAAATTCCGAGTAGTCTTTCAACTCGGGAAGTGAATTATACACTGCTTTTGGGTGATGTCAAGCAGCAAAGTACTTTGTTTCAGTCACTTCTCGTGGGGCCACAATTAGGAAATGATCATACTCTGCACCATCATAAGACCCGTAGAATCCTACAAATTGTACATAGATTTCTTCCTGACCTTTTGTGAACTTAAAGACACTCCAATAGTCTGTCCCCATATCCTCGCCACCGTAACGGGCCTCTAGTGCAACTTGGATATTGTTCAAGTCAAACTCTTTCAGTCTTGACTTGTAGGAGGTTCCTAGGATTTGAGCAGTCAAGAAGGAATTTAGAGACACTCGTGGCGTCTTACCTAGAATTTCTAGGAGTTCTGTTTTAAATTCTTGATTTGACATATTAACCTTCCGTCTTTACATAAACTGTAATCATCTTTTCTTGAGGCTCTACAAAATAGAAGTCATCGTATTCAGCTCCACTGTATGACTGGTATGAGCCCTCGAACTTCACAAAGACCTTCTCATCACCCTTTGTGAAAGAATATACTGTCCAGTATTCTTCACCTTGCCCTTCACCACCGTGGGAATCTTCTTCCTTGAAAGTAATACCGTTATCTAGGAAGGTGAACCGACTTTCACTAGAATACCCATCAGTGATATCACCGTTGGTCGCGTCGACTTCTTGATTAAAAAAGTTACGTTGAGCTTCATCATCTTTAGTGAGGATTTCAGAAATAGTTTGTTTAAGCGTTGAGTTTGGCATAGTTTCCTTTCAGTGCGTTATCAATTGTTTGTTTAATTCTTAGGAATCGCTCCTGAGAGAATTCCTGGACGATTTGAGGGTAATTATCAATAGCAAAATCTCTAAACCACCCTGAACAGAGGGTTGTACAGACTTTCTCTAGTGATTTCATGAAGGCTAGTTTGCTCGGTGTTTGCCAGTCTGTTGGGACTAGAAATCTCTCAACAGCAATGACAGTAACCTCTTCAGTTACGCAAAGAACCTTATCTCTATAAGAGAGCTTCTTCCAGAGATCTAAATTGCACCAAGCAGATTCTACATCATTTTGGAGTAACTTGTAAAGAGGCTGTTGGTGATACGCAACAACTTCATGTAACCAGTCATGGTTGAATTTCTTCGTAACATAGTCATCAAAGAACTCATTGACAGAGACGTTTAGCTTAGGGCACTTTTGAGGATACTGCTCATGAGTTAAGCGAGTTCGCTCATCTAAAACCTCAAAGTCATACGCAGAGAAATATTCCAGATAGCTGGCCAGACGCTTATGGTAGTGCGTGATGTGCTTCTCAAAGCTTAAGCTTCTCCAAAGATGAGATCTTTTCATGATAGCTAACCCGTATGGGTCCATTACTCTCAGGACTGTATTATTTGGGCCAATTACTTGGTCAATTTCAGCATACTCAAGCATTTTAGCGTTATTCAAAATACCTGGATTATGCCATTCGCAACCTGCTAGAGGCTCAGGGCTGATAACATCCCAATCAGTATCTTCCTTTACTTGGAAGGACTTATCCCAATAAGCTAAAGCCCTTGATCCAACTAGCAGGTTCATCTTTTCTCCTTAGACTTGTTTAGCAATCCGATCATTGATAAGGTCACGGATACCCATAATACTCTGCTGGTTAAACATCTTACCATCACAGAAGACAGTCTTCAGTTCACCTTGAGCCTCTTGCTCTGGAGTTTGTTGGTCATACAGAACGTACTTACCCTCTTCCAGTTCAATTCGTAGCAAACCTTTAGCAGACTTCTTAGTACCAGAATCGGTCTTAGGGTCTTTGAATAGTTCACGACCTTCGGCATTCACGATGGCATAAGTCGCTTTCATAGCCATACCGAAAGTATCACGGGTGTTGTACTGATAAGTATATGAACCGATACCAAACACAACATTACAAGAGGCAAAGCCCTTGGCTGCAAGACGTGACATGATTTGATCAGCACGTTCTAGGGTAATAGAGTCGCCATAGATTAGTCCAACATGACTATCTAGAACCTTGAAGCCCTTGTCAGTCACTGTACCGCCGAAGATATCCCACAGGCATTCTACAGCGCCCTTTTGTTCAGGAGTCAGAGTAACTTCCTTAGACTTAGTTTCTTGCCAACCATCAATGTAATAGAAACGCTTGTCGTGACGATTCCACCAAGGGGCTACAGTCACTTCAATAACTTGACCATCAATTCGGAAAACACCTGACAACTCCTGAGGACCATAGTCTTCACCATCTTCCCACTCATCAGAGTCTTTTAGGATTTCTTCTGCGTCTTCGATACTCTCAACTTCCTGAATCTCAATACCACACAGAATTTCCACAGGATCGCCAGAGTCAGGACGGAAGACAGTCTTTGCCAAACCAATTGCATTAGGTTGACGAGACATGATCTCAGACTTGAGTTCAGTTGCCATATTGGTGATAACATTCCAGAAATCCCATGTGTCAGAAACGATACTGACAACACCAGTAGGGTAAGTCTTCAGAATTCGACGGAAGGTTTCAATCTCAGATTCTTGACCGCCAGCGCAAATGACCGAGTGTTCACTGGCAGGAACTGAACCACCCACAAAAGTCTGCTGACCCTCGTAGTAAGCTTCAAGGTAGTTAATCGAAGGGATTGTATCAGTTCCCAGGAAGCTAGTCAAGTGCGCTGCACCTGAGGCAGTGGCATCAAAAATACCAGACATACCACGCGCAGAGAAATCGTGTCCCTGCCACAGGACAAATTCCTTTGGAGAACCAGTAACTTCTGCCCACTTCTCTAGGAGAACACGATATTCAAATGCAATAGTTGCATTGGTAATAGACTTCCAGTTATCTGAAGACAGAACAGTTTCGATGTAGTTCACTAGCCAGAAGAAACGTTTGTCAGTGTTCTTAATAGTGAACACAGGAACCTTAATAGGGACACCAGCACCTTCAGGGAGAGCCTTGATTTGAACAGGGAGATAGCCTAGATCATGCAGGGCTTCAATGTGATCAGTAGGGACTTCCATACCCAGGGCAGTGTTCACGACACGAGAATACTCGGCTACAACAATTTGCTTAGGTAGGTTGAAGAAGTAGTTATTCCAGTGATCAATCAAGAACCATCGAGCAAAACCTTGCAGGCCAAAGTTGGTTACTTCACCTTTGAAACTCTCGCTCTTGAAAAGCTTTGCTGAACGCGGGGTGAAATTACTATAGATCATTTCCGTACCTTCTGGGTACTGGAACTTGTGACCAACCTTATAGAAGTCACACGCCAGGGCTGGATTTAGTGCAATAGACATTGATTTCCTTTCAACGAGTTAGAACAGTAACTTGATCTGCTACAGAAGCATTCATCAAGTTTGCAGTGTAGATATTGTCATACAACTCCTTGAGCTTGTCAATCCCCTTGGAAAAGATACCGTGGGTTACATACAACGAAAGTTCTGTGATGTTTGGCTGAGTACGCTTCAGCATTTCAGCTAGAGACACAAAGGTTGCACCACCATCGCAAATATCATCTACAACGATGCAACGACCCTTGATTGTATCATGTTCTTCATGCTTGTACACAACTGCAGGGCCTACACGTTCTTTTTGCAAAGAAACAACAGAAGCCTTGCCTCTGGTAATAGCACGGTGTTGGTGGGTTTTCTCTTTTGCCCCAGCATCAGGAGAGATATAGACATCAAAGTTGCAATCATAAAGATCCCAGGCGGTAGAATGTTGCGATGTTGAGTAGACCCAGGGGTATTTATCTGTCACAACTTCACTATGGAGATCAAGGCAGTAGATCTCTACGTCCATCGTCTTCAATACCTGCATGAAAACTTCAAGTGCAAAGCTTTCACCTTGAGAGCATACACGATCTTGACGAGCATATGGAAGATAGGGGATCTTCACAATGATATGTTTGTTTGACACACCAGCACGTTTCAAAGCATCTACAAGATTCAACATATAGAAAATATCGTCACTATTTTGGTAGTGAACTTCAACTGTGTATCCATTGTAGAGAGAAGCTGGGAAAATCTCAGAAATTTTTACTCCAATCTCACCACCGGGAAATTTCCAAAGAGTCACAGGGACTTCTTGTTCTTTATAAAAGAGCTTAATCATGGATTCCTTTCAAATAAGTTAAGCAGATGATAGAGGGCCTAAGCCATCTTGTCAAGTTGTTTTTATGCAACACCATGCCGGTCAGTGAATCCTGCAGAAAACTCCGAATTTAGTTTCTTTAGCATTGAGTCTCTCCACAAACAAGCTGATTCAAAAGACCCCTTACCTGAGAAACTAGCCCTATACTTTTCATGGTTACACTTTATAGAGGCTTCCCAAGAGCCATCTTTCATTTGCCGCACCCCTGTTTTACCTGACTTATTATCGGATCTTTTAGCACTATTTCTTCTATTAAGATCTTTATCAATAAGTCTGAGGTTCTCGATTTTATTGTTACAGGCATTCCCATC